ATGCCGTAGTAATAGCCGACCAGCTCGCCTTCTTCGCGTGCGGTGATGATGATCAGGTTTCCTGAAGCTTCGCCCTGCTCATACTTCTCTTCATCGCAGGCCAGTTTGATCTCGTCCTGGTTGAGTGCAAGCGAAGCCCAGTGTTCAGGCCATATCTCCCGCATCTCAGCCACACAATCGGACCACTTTTCAACTTGAAACCGAATCACTCAGCTGCCAACCAGATGTCTTTGACCGTATGCAGCCGCGGCGCCATGGCATCTGGAACGCCGACATGAACCAGCAAATCAAGGAATTCGAGCGAATCAAGCCCTAATTCGCTGATCTGAGTCTCTGCAGTGACCGTTTGCCCCGTCTGATCTTCTACCGCGTGAATTACCTGCTCAATTGTCATGAATTGCCAAAGGCCGCCCAGAACACGCTGTCTGTCGCCGTCGCCGAGGATGCGTTTACCGTGAATCCGAGGTTATTTGCTGTTGCTATCCAGACGCTGGGAGGTGTGGAGCCTATGCCTCCCCCGATTAGAGTGAGCAGAACACAAACCGATCCTGCGGCGAAGGGAGTGGCAAACGTAATGGAGAACGTCCCTGCCACCATGGCTGTCGCTCCGGTGATGATGCGAATGGCGGAGGGTGTTGCGGCATTGAATGAATAGCCGGAAGTGCTATGTCCCACAATGTTGCCGCTTACAGTGAGAGCGCCGTTTATCGTCTGATTCGCCGAAAAGTTGTTATTTGATCCCACCCTGGCTACATCAGCAGCCGGTATGGATGTAGTCCACGCAGCGCCAGTCGATACAGCTACTCCAGCAGCGGGATATACCTGCGCCACCGGTGGAGCATATACCGGCACATTCAACGTCGCGCCGATAAGTGTAGATGCCCCGCTTGTGCCTGTAGTCGTCAGCGACAGCGTAGCCTGCTTCGCATTCAGCTGCGTCTGCACTGATGATGTGGGATCGAGGAATGCGAATACTGCCTGCGGCACTCCGTTGATCGTGCCGGTGACTACCAGATTGGAATGGATTGTCTGGATAGCCGTGAAGATGTTAGCCGCATCGATATAGGCGATATTTGCCGGAAGCTGGGCCGGGTTCAACGTGCCGGAGAGATCGGAGAAATCAGGCTGCGCTGCTGTGAATAGCCCCGTCGCGGCGTCATAGCTTCTAATCCACTGCTTCGCAATTCCCGCCTTCGTTGACGCAATCGCCACCGGGAGCCAGTGAGTACCGTTGAAGCGTATTGTCTGCCCCGTGATCGGCCCCGACGCTACCAGCACAGCATAGGCTTCCCTGCCGCCAGCAATAGGGCTTCCTGCACCGTCTGCAATGTAGTCGATGTTCTGATTGATGTAAATCCGGGCAAAGTCTATTCCGGCAGATTCGACGACGCCGTTCGTGTCGATGTTCTGCACAATCGTCGCCAGCGTCTCTCTGCCGTCAATCGTGGCATCTGCGCCAATCTCGCCCTGATAGGCCCCATCCTCGTCAAATGCAGCATTGACTGTACCGCCAATACTCTGCATCCACTTGATAAATGCGAATGTAGCTGTGCCGTCTTTATTGACGATGATCCCTGCTGGCGTCCGGTTCGAGATCCCGTGATTAGCCACTCGCCGCCTCGATGTAGGCGGAAACAATCGTCCAGGGAATGCTGTCCGTCATGCTTAGTTCGTAAATGCGGTAGCGTGATCGCCCGAGCCTGTACCAGATCGCCCGCGTCTCAAACTTACCTGCCATCCCGCAGTTCACCACGGATTCATTCGACCAGGTAGAGCCGCGATCGTTGCTCCAGCGCAGCATTGCCTGCGGCGGCCTTGGATTGCCCGAACCATCGACCAGCGGGGGCTGCGGACCCAATCCAGTAGCGAAGTCCACCGTCAACTCAGAGTGATAAATCCACTTCATCTCGTCGACAACTGTCGGCGATCTGCGCAACCTGCGAATCACCAGCCCGCTGTCATCCAGGAAGTTCTGACTCATCTCGTAAAGATTGCTTGACTGCCAGTCTCCGACATAATGCCGCCCATACGCATAGGTATGGTTCCAGCTGCGGTGCGGCGTCCATGTCGCTGTGTCCTGATGCCATTCCGCCCGCTTATGCCATAGGTTCTCGGCTACGTCATAGACCCAGGAGCAGTCAGTTCCCGGAACATACAGCACCCAGAACAGATGCCCTCCATCCTGGTACGAATAGCTAACCAGCTTGTCGATGGGCGCATACGTTTGAAGTGCCACCTCAACAGCATGAGTCGATATCCGCTGCGGCGTATATCCGCTCGCTCGCCATGCCTGCCGAGCGCCCCGCTGGTCTTCGCTGATCCAGAAGATCGTGTTGTCGACCAGGTTCCTGCCAAACGTGGCAGCCAGTCCACTATCAATCAGCGATCCCTGGATAACATCGAACACCTGATCGGAACCGGAATTCTGATAGGGCTGAATGTGCTGGGAACCGAAGATCCAGAGTTCGCGATGGCTCACGACCATTCCAACGATGTTCTCTGGAAATACAGATATTTCGTTGACCTGAATTCCCGGCCATACACTGCCGTCAAACACGTCAGAAACCTGAAATTTGTTCGACTCGATAAAGCAGACAATGAAATAGCTATCCGACTGGACGACATACATCGGCGTCCCAACAAGCTGATCCGTCACATTGATAATCGAGTTGTCTTCCAGTTGGAAGCAATAGGCATTCTTAGCCGAGACAATCAATAACTGAATGCTCGTTGCCGCAATAGATACTGCTTCCTGATCATTGCCAACATCAGCCCGTGTGTCCTGCGTCCCGTCAGCGTAAACCTCGACCAGAAAGCTACCTGAGACGACAAACAACCTATCGCCCGTCCAGTATTGGCCTCTTACGGGGCCCTCAGTGAATGAAGTGAATATGCCCAGGCCCGGAGTCCCGAAGTATGAACGCTGCGCCTGCGCGCCTGCCGTCTCGATCGTCTCTGGGAAGAGATTTATGCACTCTTCATCTGCAACGACGTTAGATTTAGCCGTATAACTCGGGCCAACGAATGCGGGAAACTTCATCAGAACGCGATCCCGAACAGATCTGCCTTGTAATTCCAACCCGCCGGATTCGGCACCAGGTCCGACCGCAGCCCAAGATCAGGCGCATTCATCGACTTGATTCGTGCCAGCCCCTGAATTGCCAGCCCTATAACCGTTGCCGATGCCGGTGCAGCAAACTCTGCACCCAGTCGCACCGCAAGGTTGTAGCGCAATGCCTCCGAATAGCCTGGAGGGAAGGCAATCTGCGATGCAAGCGTCTGCGCACCCAGTCCCTGCCAGCTGTAGATTCTCGCACTGCACGGCTGCCCCTGCGGAATCGGCCAGAAATTGAGCGATCGCAGCGGGAAAGCGCCATCGTCATAGCAAATCTGCGGAAATGACCCATTTACGACCTTTACCGGCACCTGCGTCTGCCAGTCATCGATCGAATACATCGAAATCGGCACTTCTACAGGGTTCGAAGGTGTATTGAGTAGGATCGCACTCATCGAGTCGATGCGCGCAGGACGCGCAATATCGAAATCGCCACCAGTTCCTATGGTGTAGACCTGCTGCCCACCAATAAACGGGAAATCATCGATCCGCGTGGTGTATATTGCGAGACGCTCGGCATTCCAGGCGTCGATCATGTCGTTCAGCACCATCAGGCCGAGGTTGGCATCGTTGAAGTTGGCTACTTCTTCGCCTGCCAGGACGCCATCGAGACGCAGAGCACTGTTAATTAGGTCGAACGCTGTCATTTGTTAGGCGGCCTCCCTGGGCTCTTCTTCTCGTTGAGCAGAGCGAGTTGAATGCAGACCTCGCGCAGCCATGAATTGGTGCTGAGATCGCTAGGCTTGGTTTGTTCGATTTCTTTTTGTGTCATAACTGAAAAGAGGGGGAGCCAGCTCGACGAACCGGCTCCCACCTTGGCAAAGGACAACTACTGGGCAATAACTCTGACCGCCAACTGCGGACGGACACACTTGTACCCGTACAGCACATCGATCCTGCATGGCACAGTGTCGGTGCTGATGTTGTACTGGCGAGCAATACGCATCGAAATGCCATCCATCACCTGACGTGCGCCCCATGCGCCGAACTTGGACACATCGACCAGGTCGGCAGTAACGAAGGCAAACGCTTCCGGATGGAACAGCAACGACTGCGAGTAGATTGCAGAAGCACCACCGCCAACCTTGGCAACAGTCAGACCGGCGCCGACATTGGTAACGTTCTGCGCTGCACCGCCTGCTGCTGTGATCGGAGTTGGCGAGATGGACAGGTTGCCAGCACCGCCCGCATAGTCCGCAGTAACCACGAACTGCTGCAGGAAGTTCCGGTTTGCCTTTGTCTCGGGATCGACCGCATTCACCGTTGTGAAGGTGATGATGTCGCCCTTGACGAAGGTAGCTGCACCGGCCGCCAGGACCGCCACAGAACTGCCCGTGGTCAGGGTTGCTGTATAGCCCGTTGCAGCCGCAGCCGTTCCGGACTGGAACGGATTGAGCACAGTGTTCTCATACGTCGAGATACCGTTCACCATGCCGATCTTGCCGGTCAGGTAAGGCTTCGAGACTGACT